AATGCTGAACACAACTGCACCTTTACTTATTGCCAGCGAATCAGTCAATTACGCAAATGGCAAAATAGACCAAGTATCTATTTTCGACTACGTTCTTTCTGCAAGCCAAATAACTTATTTATACAATTTAAATAACCCAATGGCTATTACAGGTGCAAAACCTATAGCTTATTATCCACTTGGAGATAATTCTAATCCTACAGCTTTAGCTGGTTATCCTAATGCTTCTGTTGGTGGAAGTGTTTTTGATTTTAACTCATCTTTTATAGATCCAGGCTCAGTAGACTTAGGAGTTAATGGTTCTGTAGCAATGTGGTTTAATCCAGAAGTAGGAAGTGTTACTGATTACGTTTTGTTAGGAGAAGGTTCTCAAGGCTTTGATTACGTTATAAGAAGACAAAGTGGAGCATTTTATATTTGGATTGGTGGTACTTTTTATAATTTTGCAATTGGAAATAATATAGTTGATGGTAGTTGGAATTTTTTAGTAATTACTAAATCAGCTGGAGATGTTAATGTATACTTGAAAAATACAAGTGGAGAAGTTTCAGGTTCTCATACTAATGCTGGCTGGACAAGTGCTTCATTTAAATTTGATAGAATAGGAGGTAGAACTATAAATCCTATTAACTTACCTTTTAATGGGGAAATTTCAAATTTTCAAGCATGGAACACTACACTAATAAATACAGAAGTAACAACTCTTTATAACTACGGCTCACCAATACAAACTTTAGCTAATATACCTCAAAACTCTAATCTAAAAGCTTGGTATAAACTCGATGCAAGTGAGATTTATAATAGTTCAACTACAGAGTGGAGTATAGATAACAACCAAAATCCTTCAGCTTATGCAAGTTCTTTAGATTTTAATGGAAGTAGTGATACAATTAATTTAAGTAATAATTCTGTTTTTAATTTAGGAACTGCTTTTACTATAAGCGGTTGGTTTAACTTTGATTCTAACAAATATCAAGGACTTATTAGTTTTGATGCTACAAGTGGTGGTTCACCAAGAGGATGGTTTTTGTTTCAAATTAGTAATGATATAAAGCTATTTGATGGTTCGAGTGCTTACACTTTAAAATCATCTTATACAACTACTAACCAATGGGATAGTTTTATAGTAACTTATAATGGAACAGATTTAGTTTTTTATATAAACGGAAATCAAGAAAGCACACAAGCAGTTTCAGTTGATTTACAGACTAATGGAAATGATGGAGCAATAGGAAACAATCAATTTTTATCTGGTAGATTTTTTGATGGTAAAATGTCAAATATTGCTCTTTGGGATGTTGGTTTAACTCCTACACAAGTAACTACTCTTTACAACAATGGAACCCCAGAGGCTTCAATAAGTCATTCACCGGTTTCTTGGTGGAAACTTAATAACACAACTACAGGTATTCAAGATTCTGCAGGTTCAAACAACGGAACTAATAACGGAGCTACTGAATATGATGGTTTTGTAAATGCATTAGCTGGTGAAAGTAGTGGTATGACTTCAGCTAATTTAATTCAAAGTGATTTATATAGAACAACTCCATATAGTAATTATAGTATTCAACTTGATGGAACAGATTATTTTGCAACTACCACTGGGCTAAATGCAACATTAAATGCAGCTACAAGCGCTAGTATATCTGCATGGGTACAGGTTGACAGTACAAGTGCACAACAACCTATAGTAGCTAATTGGCATACTGGAAGCTTACAGTATTTAATGAGATGGAATACTACAGGTAATTTTCAAATGTATTTTAGAAATGCAGCTAGTGCTAGTGTAGCAGCTGGTTTTGGAATTACGCCTACAACCGGGGTTTGGTATAATGTTATAGGAACTTTTGATGGCAGTACTATAGAGATATATGTTAACGGAGTTAAAGGTAGTTCCGCTTCATTAGCAGGCCCTGTAAATTCAGTTACTACAAGTGATCTTATTGGAGCTTATTCTACAACAAGATTGGATGGAGCAATATCTAATGTAGCTTTATGGAAAAACACAGCATTAACACAGACACAAGTGACAGAGATTTATAATGCTGGAGTTACAACTGACTTAAGTAGTTTTTCTGGAACTGCTCCTAATGCTTGGTATACATTAGACGGTAAAAAAGTTTATTACAACGGAAGTGTTTTAGTTGCAAGAGATGCTATTGGAGATAGAGATGCAACCGGAGTAAATTTAGTTCAAGAAAATATTATAGGTAATGCACCTGGAAGTAACGCGAATGGAACTGGCGTTAGTTTAGACATAACTGATTTAAAAGGTGATATGAGTAATAGTACTAAAAATTCACATAGTATTAACATGGCTGATTATGGTAATCCAAATGGCCAAGGAGTAACACCAGCTAATTCAGGTAGAACAACAAGTGTACCTGGTTAATTTTTAAAAAAAAAAGTAAAATGACAACATATATAGTGATAGATATAGATACGCAGACTAAGTTAATTGATTTTAGTCAGATAAATACAACTAGCGCTCAAACTATGAGAAGAAATCTAGCTAACACACAGGCTATGTTATCTTACCAAGTTACTCCTAGTTTTATTACTAATGGTACAGTAGTACCGTTACAGACTCTAGATCATGATCAAGCTTTAGCTTTAATAGCTACTGCAGCGTGGACAGACCCTAATGTAGGTCCTTAAAATAAAATACAATTAAATTAAATTAAATGAAAAATAAAATAACAGAAGAAGAACTTAAGCAAGCTAAAAAACAACAAGAAGATCTTCAAAAAGTAATATTAGATATTGGTGTAATTGAAACCAAGAAACATGCAATGCTGCATAAAATAGCAGATATTAATACTGACATAGAAGAACTAAAAAAAGTTCTAGAAGAAAAGTATGGCCATGTTAATATTAACTTAGAAGATGGTACTTATACAGAGGTAGAAAATGAAGAAGATAAGAAAGATTAGTATAGGTACTGATTACAAAAACGAAGCTATGCATTATTCTCTTGGTCAAGAAGTATATGGTAAACATATTATCAATGATATATTATTTGAAGATAAAGATCAATCATATAATATATACATAATAAAAAACAACGAAATACTTCCTTGGAAAAAGTTTAATTCTAACATGGCTATTTCAGTTGAATATGATTTGAGTTATTGATGAAGAGTTTATACCAATTTATTATAAAACCAATAAATAATAGATATGACAATATACGAAGAGTTGATGATACTAACCTTATTATCAATACTCGCATTGAAGATCATAGATTTGTTAGTAAAAAAGCTATAGTTGTTTCTAAGCCTTTAGCTTACAATAGTGATATTGAAGTAAATGATGAAATATATGTACATCATAATATATTTAGAAGATATTATGATATGAAAGGTAGAGAGAAAAACTCTTCTACTTTTTTTAAAAATGATTTATACTTTGCTTATCCTGAGCAAATATATATGTACAATAACAAATGTCATTTAAATTATTGCTTTGTTAAACCAATATTAAATAAAGATTATTTAAAGAACAGAAAAGAACAACCTAATGTTGGTATAGTTAAATATACTAATAAGTTCTTAGAAGCTCTTAAAATAACACCTGGAGCGCTTGTTACGTTTACACCAAACTCTGAATTTGAGTTTATTATAAATAACGAACGACTTTATTGTATGAAATTAAATGATATAGCTTTGACTCATGAATACGAAGGAGACGAAAAAGAAAATAATCCAAGCTGGGCAAAAAGCAATTGAGGAGTTAATTAAGGTAGCAAAAGAAAAGATTGTTGACTCAGACGATGATGTAAGCGCTGATAGATTAAAGAATGCTGCCGCTACTAAAAAGTTAGCTATAATGGATGCTTTTGAAATATTAACTAAGATACAAACAGAAGAAGAGTTATTAAGTGAAAAACCTAAAGAAATTAAAGTTGAAAAAACTTTTAAAGGTTTTGCAGAAGGGAGAAGTAAATGATTTACCAACAAACTCTATGGAAAGAGATTAAAGACGTTGTTAACCCTAAGATATTAAAAAAACAAAATCGTTTTAAAAAATGGGAGTATGGTTATAATTCTGACTATGACTTTGTAGTAATAAGTAAAACTGGGCAAATTGGACAAATTATTGAAATACAAAATCTCCGCATCGCTTTACCAGCAGCAAATAAACCGTTTAAACGAAGCGAAAAAAAAGCGGAGCAATATTGGGAAAAAGCTGAATATCCAAAAGAATTAAGTAGAATTAAAAGTAGGTTTGACTGGGAAGAATACCCTAGTGATTTTAAAGAAAAATGGTATGAATATATCGATGAAGAATTTAAACGTAGAGAAGAAGGTTTTCATTTCTACAATCGTGGCAATAATGTATATATTACTGGTACTCATTACATGTACTTGCAGTGGTCAAAAATCGATGTTGGAGCACCTGAATTTAGAGAAGCAAATAGACTCTTCTTTATATTTTGGGAAGCATGCAAAGCGGACCAAAGATGCTATGGAATGTGCTACCTTAAAAACAGACGATCTGGATTCAGTTTTATGGCAAGTGCAGAACTTGTCAACCAAGCTACAATATCTTCCGATTCTAGATACGGTATATTGTCCAAGTCTGGTGCCGATGCCAAAAAAATGTTTACAGATAAAGTTGTCCCAATATCCGTTAACTACCCGTTCTTCTTTAAACCTATCCAAGACGGTATGGACAGGCCAAAAACTGAACTGGCGTATAGAGTACCAGCTTCAAAATTTACTAGAAGAAAGCTGGAAAGCAATGAACAGCTTAGGGAACTAGACGGACTTGATACAACTATTGACTGGAAAAATACTGGTGATAACTCTTATGATGGTGAAAAGCTAAAGTTGTTAGCTCATGACGAAAGTGGTAAATGGGAAAGACCTGATAATATATTAAATAACTGGAGAGTAACTAAAACTACATTAAGACTAGGATCTAGAGTCGTAGGTAAATGTATGATGGGCTCAACATCTAATTCATTAGACAAAGGTGGAAACAACTTCAAAAAACTATACTATAATTCAGACGTTACAAGAAGAAATCGCAATGGACAAACTTCTTCTGGACTCTATTCTTTGTTCATCCCTATGGAATGGAACTACGAAGGATTCATGGATTCTTACGGATCACCTGTTTTCGTTAGAGAAAAAAATCCTGTCAAAGGAGTCGACGGTTTTGAAATTACAACAGGCGTTATTGAACACTGGGAAAACGAGGTTGAAGGCTTAAAGTCAGATCAAGATAGTTTAAATGAATATTACAGACAGTTTCCAAGAACTGAAGCTCACGCTTTTAGAGACGAAACAAAGCAAAGTTTATTTAATCTAGTAAAAATTTATGAACAAATTGACTACAACGATAGTTTAAATAATAGTTTAAATGTAACTCAAGGTAGTTTTAATTGGGTGAATGGCGTTAAAGATACTAGTGTTATTTTCTATCCTAACAATGACGGAAGATTTAAAATTAGTTGGGTACCACCTAAAAATCTTCAAAACCGAGTGATTATAAAAAATGGAATTAAATATCCTGCTAATGAACACGTTGGAGCTTTTGGCTGTGATAGTTACGACATTAGCGGTACTGTTGATGGTAAAGGGTCTAATGGAGCATTACACGGACTAACTAAGTTTTCTATGGAAGACGCTCCAAATAATCATTTTTTCTTAGAATATATAGCTAGACCACAAACAGCGGAAATATTCTTTGAAGACGTATTAATGGCTTTAGTATTTTATGGTATGCCTTTACTCTGTGAAAATAACAAACCTAGATTATTGTATTATTTGAAACGTAGAGGATATAGAGGATTTAGCATGAACAGACCTGATAAACTTATTAATAAATTATCTGTAACTGAAAAAGAGATAGGTGGAATACCTAACTCAAGTGAAGATATAAAACAAGCTCATGCAGCTGCAGTAGAAAGTTATATTGAAAACTTTGTAGGAGCTAAAGATAATAACTACGGTGATATGTATCACCAAAAAACATTAGAAGATTGGGCTGTCTTTAATATAAATAGCAGAACTAAGCACGATGCTACTATTAGTTCAGGACTTGCTATCATGGCGTGTAACAAAAATTTATATAGACCTGTGCCTCAAAAATTTACTACTAAAATAAATCTGGGTATTAAAACATATGATAATACCGGTGTAATATCAAAAATTAATTAATATATGCAAGCTACTACTACATATAGTACATTTCCGGACCAGGTCGTACCTGCCGCTGAGAAAGCTACTTACGAATATGGGTTAAAAGTTGCGAGAGCTATTGAAGGTGAATGGTTTAGAAATTCACAAGGAGTTGGTTATAGATACATGACTAATTATAATAATTTTCACAATTTAAGACTTTATGCTAGAGCAGAACAGCCAGTACAAAAATATAAAGATGAATTAGCTATAAATGGAGATTTATCATATTTAAACCTAGACTGGAAGCCTGTACCTATTATTCCTAAGTTTGTAGATATAGTTGTTAATGGTATGTCTCAAAGATCTTATGAAGTAAAAGCTATGGCTCAAGATCCTACTTCATTAAAGAAAAGAACTGAATATGCTCAGCGTATCATTATGGATATTGAAAATAAAGCTTTTAACGATGCTGTAATGAAAGAGTTTGGCATTGATATGAGTGAGTCTAGGGCTAAAAATACTCCAGAAAGTTTAGATGATCTTCCTGCACATATGCAAATGGATTATAAACAATCAATAGAAGTTGCAGAAGAAGAACTTATTTCTCAAGTATTAGATAAAAACAAATATCACTTAATTAGAAAAAGATTAAATTACGATCTAACTGTTTTAGGTATATCATGTGTGAAAACATCTTGGAATCCAGCTGAAGGTATTGTTGTTGATTATGTAGATCCAGCTAATATAGTTTACTCTTATACTAATGATCCTAACTTTGAAGATGTTTATTATGTTGGTGAAGTTAAGAACGTTCCTATAGTAGAACTTAAAAAACAATTTCCTAGTTTAACACCTGAGCAAGTTAAAAAATTACAGAACTATACAGGTAATACAGCTTATTCTCCTAATTTTAACGGTAGATATGATCAAAACACTGTTCAAGTATTATATTTTGAGTGGAAAAGTTATATAGATCAAGTATTTAAAATAAAAACCACCGCAACTGGTTTAGAAAAAACTATAGAAAAAGAAGATACGTTTTTAGAAGTAAAAGAAACAGACAACTTTAAAAAAGCCTCTAGG